AAAACTATCTTAAACTGAGTTCAAATCTAAAGATTTCTTTTGGAATATCTACAACTACGTCTTTAAAATTTATATCACGATGTAAAAGAGATTTATAATCTTTGGACATGTCATTAAACCTACCTTGCTTAAACAATTCAATGTCTCTATGATATAAAGAACTAGGTCTAAAGACATACATAACCATGTTATCTACTTCATAATAGTCGTAGAAAGAGTCAAATCCTGTAATTTTAGTTTCAAACATCTCAAAAGCATCTTTGTCTGTAGGCTTAAACAGAAAGAACAAACAGTTAGTGTACTTACTTTTATACCCGTAATCATCTATGTAAACATTAACTAACCCAAAGTTAGCAAGTAAACGAGCAGCATTAGCCCCTGATGTAAATATCATGGGGCTAAGGAACTTTGTGGTATTGTTTGTAGTATCTGAGTACACTTTACACAATTCTAAGTCCGTCATTCCAGTAGTCCTCCATTGTATATGCCCACATATCGTTTTCTGAGTGCCATTTTAAGCGTTGAATTGCTTGGTGGAACCCTTCATACTCCTTACCTAAGTAAGTGCCTCCCATCTTTCCTAAATCCATTAGCTTGTCTGACATCTCATAGATCAAAGGACTGCCTGGATACTTCTGACTTTCTACGATAAATCTAAAGTTATGTATAGTCAAGTTCTCTCCGTAGATACTTAGGTCTGTTTGTTTAAGAGCTTCTGTGTAAAAGGCTGCTTGGAAATCATACCTGTGCTTAAGCAACATCTCTATCCAGTAGTTTAAAGAAGTTGTGGTTGTTTTGAGATCAATAGGATATAGGATGTTGTTTACTGTGTCAACTACCACTAAATCCAAAAGACCCTTACAAGCAACTCCTTCGTATTCAAACTGAAGAGACTGTTGAGTAAATACTTTAAACTGTGAATTCCCTACTACATACTTAGAAGTAAAGGGACTCATCTTAAGAGTGTTTGCTACGTTCTGAATGGTTGCATACTGAATAGGACTTACTACTTTCTTTCCTTCTCCAGCAATCAAATCATCGTAATAGGCTTTACCCTCTTTCTCGAATCTCTCTCTTACTTTAGGGAGAGTATCACGCTTAAATCCTGCTAATTCGTAGGCTATGTTCTCTGCCATAGTATCATTACGATTAGCAAATAGATGCCATACAAAGTCTCCCATCTGTCCTGTAGGTCTTTCTACAGTACTAAAATAGAATTGCTCCATGAATACATCTTCTCCTTGAGTTAATAATAAATCTACTCCATCACCTATAACTGTTACTTCTGCTGGTTCATCCATGTCAGAATTAGGATCGTAGTTAATATAAAGGTTAGGGTGTAAAAGTATTTTCTTTAGCCTACTCTGGCTTTGTGCTGTGTTGGATAAATAATCCTCGTCTAAAATCATTGCTTCGTAAATTTAATAGTTAGTGTAAACCATAAGAACCCTAAATGAATACTAAACCTCTCTCTAGAGTTAGTGCGACTAAAAGTTAATATGGGTAAAGGATAGAAGAACCAATAAGGATAATTCCTTTGGCCTTTGGTTAGTTTGGAAAAGTTACTTACTTGGATCTTCATGGGTCAAATCATTAAACTCAGGCTTCTCCCTTAAGATATAGGCAATAAACATAGCATTACATTGTATGTGTCCTATATGGTGGATAAGAGATTCTTTGTCGTGAGACTCTCCTGATAACAAACTAAAAGTATGTCTCAACATACTCTCTAATACTTCGCTAGCTGGCATTCCTTTCTTCCAATTATCTTTAGCGTATTTCTTAGCTCCGAACTCTAGTACTTCTACCATAGGTTCTAAAGACTTAAAATCTACTAAAGACCACTGAGCCTTACCTTTGTTGTAGCGTAGTGCTTGACTACCCTCATTATAGTCTTCCATAGCAGGAAAATCGTTAGCCATAGTTAACGTTTTAAAGCACCTGTAGTAGTTTTAGAAATAGGATAAGCAGGAACTACTGTAAGAATAACTCTTCCAAATTTCATAGGAAGAACATTAGTTACAATAGACATTACTTCATTACAGTTTACTATAGTTCCTAATCGAATAGTTTGACTGTACTCTTCTCCATAGTAGGTGACCATGTTTTCTCCATAAGCGTAGGAGTGTGCGACATCAGGGGAGCCAACAGCTTCCACTTTGTCTGATTCTGTGCGGGGTTCTATAATATATAACATAATTTTTAGTCTAGTTCTGGTACTTCCACTCCCAGGATTTCTCTTGCAAATAAAATCACATCTTGTATAAACTTATGTACTTCGTCTTTTTTACCGTTAGATAAAGACAGAGGAGTTTTAATAAACTGTCCTTGGAACATAGTCTCTTCGTAGAAGTACTTGTCTTTAAGGAATGTTACTACGTCCTCTTTGCTATATACTTCCCCTGTAAGCGACTCAAAGCCTGCTTTTACTATAGGTACTAGGGTACTATAGAAATAAGCTAACTGAGGGTTTGTTTTCTTAGAATCTATTCTAGTAATACAAACTTCTACATCTATAGTCGGATCTTGTTTCATAAGTTCTTTAAAGTATGATTGCATTAACTCTTTATCTCCCTTAAGATAAACGTTACCATCTATATTAAGGGAAAGAGTTGCAGGTATGTAAACTCTATTTATCATTAGTTCTCTTTTCTATTTCTTCCAAAAGCAAAAATGCCAACTCTTCGTCTTCTTCTATCTGGTTACTTACGTTTCTCTTCTGCAAATATCCGTCTAAAATTTTAATAAAGTAAGCATTTTTTGCTTTTGCTTCGTTAATTGCTTTTCGTAAATCGTCATTAACAAAATCACGGATAAACTGATACTGTGTGTTAACTGCTCTAGCAAGGAGATAAGTTCTTCTTACCTCCTTTAATTGATCATCTGTCATTATTCTGCTGCGTAACCAAAGAATACATACTGCCCATCACATTCATCCTTGCTCTTCTTGTATTCAATCTTAGCAACTTGAGTCTTGCCTTCAACCAATCGCTTAACAATGTTTACTGTAGTACCAATCTTAGTACGTTCTGTATAGGTTCTAGCCATCTTAATTGCTTCTGTTTGTAAGATATGACTAGCTACTACTCTATCCTGTACTCTAACTTCGTATCTAGTTTCCCAAACTCTCTTACCTACTTGTGGATCTACTTCTACTTGGCTTTTAATCTTGTTAGAGTTTCCTTTAGGTTCTTTGATACAGATTGCCCAACAGTCTCTTTTGCCTAGGTAATCATACGAATCATCTATAAACTCTCTCAACTCTTTCTTTGAGGCTTGATACTTTTTAGTTGCGTCTACAAAGTTTGGAGTTGTACTAATTGTTCCGTTGTACGGATCATTGCCACACTCATCAATAGCTTCTTCTACTAATGCAGTGTACCCTTCTGACATAGAAGGGGCTGTTACTCTGTTGTAAAATGTTGTTGCTCCCATAATTTTTAATTTTTAATTTTAGTTTAGTTTTAATTGTGCAGCACTCTGCTGCAGTTTTAGTTTTTAAATAGTTTTAATACATTTTCTGCAAAGAGAATTAATTCCTCTTTAGTTGCATTATTTTTCATACTGTTTGCTTTTTTAGACATAACCCATACATTACCTTTAATATATCCTTTAGTAGGATCTATCCTATCTAAAGAATGTGTGTACTCGTAGTCATGTTGAGTTCCAGGAACTAACTTACATCCAAGTAGTGGGCAGGTTTCTGTGTAAGGTATGTCTTCTAATTCTAAATTAAATTCAAATCCTCTAGTTTTTGCTCTCGCTCTTACTTGGCAGATAAGTTTCTTTCTAAAATCTTGTTTATTCCAGTATTCTCTCTTTTTAGCATTAATCTCGTCTCGTTTAACTTCTCTAAGATTACTCATGTAAACTCTTGCTTCTTCTCTCTTACTATTTCTATAAGAAAGGAAACAAGATTTACAATTGTATGTAAGGCCGTCTTCACATGATTTTGATTTATAAAATTCAGAGACAGCTTTTTCAGTTAGACACTTTGTACATTTTTTCATAATACAAATATAGGTAATTTTATAAATTATCCTACACTTGTTTTGGATAATTTACTTTTTCCAATATCTTTCTATGGTTGGCTCAGCTTTTAGTCTAATTCTTTTACAAAATTTATCGCCAGCATCCTCCATACATTTTTGTAATGCTTGCGCAGTTTCTCTTGATATTTCTTCAGGAGTCTCTACAAGGTATTCATCATGAATAGCATTAACAATTTTGACTTTAAATAGTAAATTATTTTTTACTAGGTATCTCTGCCAAAAGTAAACACCTGCAAGTTTAGTAATTTCCGCAGACTCTCCTTGTATACTATAGTTGAGAGACATTCTTTCTATGTCACCTCTTTTTCTAAAAAACTTAGAGACTTTGTCTTTCATGCTAGTTGCTGTAGGAGTGTTAGAGTTTTTAATCTTCTTATACTTATCCCAGAAATCCCTATCCATTTCGTTTTTAAGCTTTGTAAACTCATCATAGTAGTCTACATAAGATTTTTTACCTGTAATAGGGGAGATTAATACATACCCATTTTCTACTCCAAACTTTTTGGCTTCATCAAAGTATGCTTTCAATCCAGGAAATGCAAAGAAGTAGGCTTCATAAATCTTATTGCCTTGTTCTACACTAAGCCCTAGTTGATCTGCAATACCAATACCTGAGCCACCGTAGTTGATAGCAAAGCCTGCAACCTTAGCTGATTGACGCTTATCCTTGTGTTTCTTTTTGATGTCATTAAGATCCATACCATCTAGTTCGTTATACATCTTAGATGCTACGAATGAATGCATGTCTCCTAAGTCTTTGTCGTAGAATTCTAAAAGGTTTTTATCTAGACATTTGTTAACTAGTACAATTTGCTCTTGGCCTGTATAGTCACAACCTACTAGAGTGTTTCCTTCTGATGCTACAAAGCAAGATCGAGTTTCTTGGTCTGAGGGAATGTTCTGAAAGTTAAAGTTCTTTACGTCCCCTGATTTACCACCACTAGATAAGCGTCCTGTGTTCATCAACTGCTTAAACTGTGTGTGGATTCTTCCGCTTACTGGATTAATTTGATCTATCCAGTTCTGTCCGTAAGTACCTATGTCTTTTTGAGCTCCTTTAAACTTTAAATAAAGCTCAATAATGGGGTATTTTGAGCTGTATTTTACTAGATGATTAGCTTCAATGGTGTCTTTAGTCTTTCCTTTCTCTACTACTTTAGTGTTTACACCTAGTGCCTGAAAGAACTCCACAACTTGTGAAGGTGAGTTCCAATTCACATTAACCTTAGTCGAAGAAGAGAAGAGGTCAAGTTGAGAGTCGATAAACTTTTCCATCTTATTATCTAGGATGAATTGGTTTAACTGTGCTTCAGCTTCATCTGCTATGGCTTGTACTTTGTTTATCTTAGCTGTCCATTGCTCTACGTCTAGTTTCATTCCTGAATACTCGATGTAGGCTAGTACTAATACAAACTTATTGTCCAAATCAATGGACACTGAGGTACCATCTGCTAGCTGTAAGAATTCTTGTTTGTCCTTTAATTCGTGTAGATACTTTACGTCATACGCAGAGTACTTTACGAAACCTTCAGTAAGTCTACCTGTAATATTTAGTCGCTCTTCTTTGCTTAGTATGATTCCACAATGACGTAGTACACAAGCAGCAAGTGAGCATCTATGGCTTTCTATACCTAGGCGAGATGTTTTTTCTCCTAAGAAAGTATCATATACCTTTGTTGGAATTACCCTATAATGATAAAGGAATCTTAGGTCAAACTTTAAGTTATGACCAATAAGACCCTTAGTCTCTAATAACTCTTTGTATTCGTTGATGTCAATCGTAGTTAAGTCTATTACGTATTGAACATCATTATCTCCTAACTGAAGAGTATACAGTTTAGTAGTGTAAGGATCGAAACCTGAGGTCTCTGTGTCCAAACCTATCCACTCTAACTTGTTTAAGTATTCGAGGGACTCTTGTACTGTAGTAAGGGTAATGTCGGGTAAGGAGATATCTTGTTTGGTAACTAGATATATCATTTTAAAATGGGTCCTACTATCTTGTTATAATCATTTAAAGCCTGTTTAAGCTTTTCATACTTCTGCTCTTGTGAGTAGTTGCCTTGTTCAATATCGGTAAGGCAGGTTCTGTACACATCGTAGATAAGCTTTCTATCGTGGTTACTTAACTTAAGAATCTTATTCGAAAGTTGTAGCATGTCTTCTGTGGTATCTTCTCCCCATATCTTGTTTAGGGATTTACCTAAGTTCCATACGTGATGAGGGGTATAAAGATTGCACTTAGGACAAGCTGGTAATAAGTTAGTTAAGTGATAACGAGTAGATACTTTAGTTCTACCTACAAAGTGAGCACATTGAAGTCCTTTAGGATCTAGAGTAATTTCACAAGCATGGCACTTATTAATGTGTGCACCTCTTACTAACCATGATGTTATTTGATCTAACTTGGTTTGAGTAATAGTTTCTTGTTTGATCTTACGTTTGATTTCTTTGCGGACTTTTTGCTTAGCTTTCTTTTCTTTTACTACGCATCCTGCACAAAGTCTTTTAGTCTTGTTGGCGATAGCTTTTACTTTACCGCACTCAGAGCAAGGCTTCTGCAAGTCTCTTTCTTCGGGATTTCCTTTTACAGGAACTTTCTTGATTGTTCTCTTTAACATGGTGTACAAATATAACTAAAAGAAAAGGGGATCTGTTGACCCCCTAATCTTTTTTGGCATGCAAGAGAATTACAAAGTTAATCTAGCTTCGTGTAAAGGAGTGTAGGTTTCAGAAATTAATTCTAAGCCTCTGTTGTTGATGTTGTAAGCTGTTCCGTGGATCAAAGACTCACGCTTATGCTCTATACTCTTGTGTCCCATCATATAGTTAGTGAAACGAGTAGTAGCATTGAACAAAGCATAAGCTGTATTACCATGAGTGTTATACTCAGTAGCAATAGCTTGTTTGAAATCTAAGATACGATTCTTAGTACGAGAAGCTTCCCCATCACCTCCGATAATACCTAAGATAAAATCGTCTGTAACTACTTCAGGAATGTTAATTTTACTCAATTCTATTAACTTCTCAACAAATTGCTCCTCTTGAGTAAGAGAGTTTTGTAGTTGAGAGATGATAATAGCTAATCTTCCGTGAGAGTTCTTAGTGTGTCTTACCCTCTGAGACTCTCTTAGAGCCATGTAAAACGTGTTAGCACATACAACTGTCACATTGGTTGCTCCGAAGCCAATAGGAGCACTACCATCGTGTGAAGTAAGGGCTGTAAGAAACCTCTTATTGTCAGATCCACCGATAGTAACATCAGTTAGAGGGAATTGATAGTATACTTTTTGGCCGTCTCCTAAGAAACCACCTCTTTCTCCTGAGATATTAACCCTAGCAGCAGCTTCTAAAAGCATGTCTAAGATTTCTTCATTCTGTGTAGGAACATATTTAGATCCTACGATACCTAAACACTTGTTAGTATCTCCTCTGAAGATACCAAAAGCAGGAGTAGGTTCTCCGTTAGGACCTACTAGTTCACGTTTGTCTACTGTCCAGTTAGTCCTGGAGGTTTCTAATAATTGTTGTTTGTTCATAAGGCTGGTCTTTTAAATGTTTCAATAAAGTTTTGTAGTTCTTCTAATTCTTTAATTCTACCTTGTACTTCACAATATTCGTACTCGGTACTTTGTTCCATTAGTTTGGTTTGTTTTACTCTTTCAGTAAAGTGTTCTATTAATTTAGATTTAAATTCTAAATGACTTAATGTCTCGAAATCTTGCCAATTCATATTTTTTATTTTAAGTTTTGTAGCCAGTCTATATCATCACGATTACTGGCCATTAGTATTTCGTTTATTCTTTTAAAGTGGTCACAATTCCACTTACCTCCAGCGTATAGAGCGGCTGCAGGATGAGATGCTACTAATACGTGATGAAATTTATCATCAATCAGGTGAGCAAACTTTAAAGCGTCTTTACCCCAGAAACAAAAAATAAGTCCTGTGGTGCTTTCGTTTAAAGTTTTGAATACAGCTTCTGTAAATTGAGTCCAATGAGCTAGGTGAGAACCTGACTTACCTTCCTCGATAGTTAAAGCTGCGTTAATTAAGAGAACTCCTTGCTTAGCCCATGCTTCTAGGTCCATGTCAATAGGAAATGATAGTTCGTCTGGATAAATGTCTTCTTTAATCTTGTTATACATAACCCTTAAAGAAGGAGGAACTTGATCTTTATTTCTAGGACTGAAAGCTAAGCCATGTGCTGTAGGTTCTCCTTTGTATCTACCTGGATACGGATCCATACCTAAGATAACCACTCTTACTTTCTGAAAAGGGGTTAAATTAAAAGCCTTGAAGACTTCATCTTTGTAAGGAAGAATAGACTTAGTTTGTCTTTCCTTAGCAATGAAGCCCCCAAGGCTCTTAAAATATGGACTTTCTATTGTATCTCTTAGGTGTAAATACCAATCATCTGGAATATTTACTAATTTTTTCATTAATCTCTTTTCTACGTTTACGTCTTCTGCTACTATCTAAAGTTTCTACAATAACATTAGCTCTAATCTCTGTATTCATCATACCAGGAAAAACATCATCTACCATGTTAAGGATTTGATTATATCTTACCTTATAGCTGTTCATTACATCGTAGAAGTCAGTATGTTGCCTAATCGAATGAATGATTGTAGAGTGATCTTTGCCTAGTAAGTTACCTACTTTAGTATATGTGTAGTGAAATTGAATAAGTAAAACAGCAGCAAACTGAAATCTAGCTTCTACATACTCTCTCTTTCTGCTTAGTTTAACAAACTCTTCTACACTGATTCTATTGACGTTACAAACTATCTTTATAATAGTCTGCTCAAAGTCTGTAAACTTAGCTAGATTTACTTTAACCATTTGAGCTTTTTCTTGTGCTAGTTTTTTCTTTCTTGCATACTCTTCAGGATCAATTATATTAATCCTTCTTTGATAGAACTCTTTGTTTTTAGATTTTAAATTTACTGTATTCAATAGACTCTCTTGCATAAGAGGTTCTATTTTGAGTTTTACGAACACAATTTCTAAAGCTTCTTTTACAATATCTTTAACTCTTGGCATAATTTTATTAATTTATCTTTTCCGTGTTCTTTATAAATGTCACTAATGTCCTTACCTAGACTTGCATGATGGTATAATACAGGTATGTCAAACATCTCTGATATCTTCTGTGAGCCTTCTATACCTGCTCTATCTGCATCAAACCACACATATATGTTATCGAATCTTGCTCTAAGCAATTCATAGGCATTTTCCGATATAGGTGTAGTTTCGCTTCTTACTGCAACTGCATTAACTCCAATAGAGTGTAAGGTCATAACATCTTTAGTACCTTTAGTAATGACTAGGATACTTCCTTTGTGAGGGAGTTGTGTGTATCCTTCTAGCATACCTCCGAAGAAATTAGTTCTAAACTTTACTCTCTTTTCTGCAAAAGGACGGTATAATTTAAACTTATCTTTCTCTTTGTAGCGATAGCAAGGATCAAAGTCATTGTTAATGTACCAGATGTTATCAGCTATCCAAGCTTTGTCTACTCTTCTTATGTCAAAAAACTTAAGGATACTCGGAGTTACTCCGAACTGTGCCCAATACTCTAAGTCTTTTTGTGTAAAACGAGTAAGTTTAACTTTAATAGATGCTGGCTTTACCTCTGCTGGTTTAACTGTTTTAAGACTATCGATTTCTATTTTAAGACCTAACCTGTCTTCTAGGCTAAAGTTCTTAAGTTGGAAGTCAGACTCAATCTTATAGAGAATGTCTGGATACTCGTAACCAGTTCTCATTTGAGCTATGTCTATACAGTTGTAGTGGATTTTCTCAGTAGCGTAATCTATAAAATAAAGATTACCACCTTGACTCCACTTAAAGAAGCATGTTGCATGCTTATCAGATCTGAAAGGATTCTTGTACTTGTTTCTAAAGTTAATCTTTTCTCCGAAGTAGAACTCCATGAGTTGTTCTTGACCTAATAACTTGTACAAAGTTTGTACGTTAGGTCTAATTTCTATACTTGTCAGATCCATAAGAAAGGTTTTTAAAAGAAAAAGGGGCTACAAATGTAACCCCTTTTCTTAAAAATGAAACAGTTAGTTAAAATTAAAACAAGCTATCTACGTCATCACTAACAGGAGCAGTAGCTACATCGCTTTTTTCCCATGACATCATATCACTAGCAAAAGGACTTTCTACTTCGTTAGCAGCAGGTGCATTGTTTTCGGTGTATTCTTTGAAGTCAAAGTTTCCGTAGAAACTCTTAAATCCATACTCACCAGTAACTTGTTTAGCTACGTAATCAGTGATTTTACTGTTTACGTTTACAAATACTTTAGTACATACATCTTGGTACTTGTCGTCTTTGATTCCTAAGAGAACTTTAACACCCATGTTGGCTTTGTTAAAGTGTGCAAAGAAATCTACCAACTCATTACCTTTACCTTTTGCAATAGAATTCCAAGAATCCAATACAAATGGCTTCTCTTTAGGAGAGATATTACCATAAGCCTTCAATAAAGAGTATACAGTTTCTTCACCACCTTTAGCTTCACGAACACTCTTAAGGTCCATTCTACGAGAAGGATCCAAAGATGCTTGTGCTTCACTCAAAGCAGCCAAGTTCTCAGCCCAAGAAGTTCTAGTGAAGTTGTCAATGAATTGTTTCTTACCTGCTTGAGAGGTACGAGTATCATTGTTTACCCACAAAGAAAACTTACCACGTAAGTCTGTTTTAAAATCAGGATGGTTTACATACCAGAAGTCTAAACGCATTCCGTTTTCACCGTCATAGTTAGGCTCTTTTACTTTGTCTTCGTCAATACCTAGTAAAGCAGCAAGTGCTTTACTGTTAGGGTTAACAGCTACAATTTGAATAGGAGCAAATCCTGTGTACATCTTTTTGCCTGATGAAGGCTCTCTGGTTTCTAATTCGTCAAATTTCATAATAATTTTTTTTTGTTTTTTATTTTGTTTTGGTTACTTCTTCTGTGTAATAGGAGTCAATAGACTGACATACTAAGTTAAGGTCATTAGGGATTAAAGTTTCTGAGAACATATCCATTGGGCTCTTAGCAGGATAGTTGCGGAAACGGTTAGTCACAAAATGATAAGTTGCATTCTCGTCTTTATCTTCACCTACGTGAGTATAAAGTGCGATTGTAAACAATCCTTCGAGAACAATCTGGTTGTCTAACGCTTTACCGATAGTCTTAATCTTCTGACCTACGATATGTCCATCATCCTCAATTGTTTCGCTGTGAGTGATGTAGAATACTTTAAGGTCATTACGAAGCTTACGAGCAGTAGTAAGCATGTTAGTTACGTCTTTAGCCAAGTTAACAAACTTACCAAAGCCTACTTCGTTAGCTTTCTTCATCATAAGAAATGACATAGAGTAGATAGCATCATCCATTACGATAGTCTTAATGTGTAATGCTTTCTCGCTAATCTGTTGTAACAAGGTAGTGATTTGGTTGATGTCGTCTACTTCCATGTAATTCTTAGATTCTAGGTTGTAGAGTTTCTCAGCTCCTTTGAAAGGCAATTCTTTCCGTGCTACGTTAATAATAAAGGTTTCTTTTGGGTCTAGAGTCCTAATAGAGGTAGATTTACCTGTACCTGAAGGACCTACAATTGCGATTAGTTTTGATGACATATTTTTTATTTTACTTTGTTTTCTTCTATGTTGTCTACAATATCACCTAGTGTATCCCAACCAAAGTTGGCTACAAAGTGTACTGCTGCGTGGAAACAATTCATAATACTTTTCTCAGGGTTTTCTAACAGTTCTTCTCTCATAGCTTCGTTGTTAAAAAGTTCTTCTGACATCCATACAATGTATTCGTTTTCTTGTTCTTCTGTCCAGGTATGTTTATCATACCATTCATCTTCTTGAAAGTTTATAGTGTTGTAATCTACGTTGATTACTTCACACATCTTCCGTATGAGTTGTACTAAATAAGGGTTCTTTTCTTCTTCGATCATTTTTAATGTTTTGCTTTTCTTAAAAAATTCTCATAGTGATTAGCTGTAGGGCTATTCATCTCTTGGGGTCTAGGTAACTCTTCAAATTCTCCGTTAGCTCCATTAAAGTATAGACCGATGCTTGAGTTTTCTAAGCCAAAGTATCTATCTTTTAGGAATTTAAGGGATCTGTAGTGGTTACCGAGTAATGATACATCATAGCCATTGTGTGTGCCTATGTTGTATCTAGCAGGACTAAACAAACCTATTACTACTTCGTAGTCTTGGTGTACACCCTTATTGATGTGAAGCTCCTCCATTGAGGGTTCTAGCTTCTCTTCCATAAGTTGACCTTTGTAAGTGTAAGTTTGCTTTTCTGAAGCTGGTGTTTGTTGGTGGACGATTACATTAACCATCTTAAAACGCTTAGAAAATATATCAAGAACATAATCCTTAATCATAAAGTCAAACGTTTGATAAGACGATAACTTCATCTTAGTGTCAGGAGCTAGCTCATTAGATAAAAGACTAATATGATCTAATACAAAGAACACCCACAAGTCATCTGACTTATAAGTATAACCTGTTATTATACGCTTACCTTCTTCTATTTCTTTGTAGGTGTATTCTCCTATCTCAGGATTTTCGAAGTACGCTTTTACGTACTTAGCCATACCTGTGGGATTTCTGATATAGTCAACTACCTCTACTGATCTTTCTAGTGTGTTAATGAACTTCTCTCCTTGCTTTACCTTTTCTAATAGTTCGCTACTTAAAGTATAATTACCTACTGATTTAAGTTGAGATACACTGATTGTAATACGGTGTTTCTCATACATATACATAGATAAGAACGAAAGCCAAAAGTCTGTAGCACTTTCCTCTAAGGCAAAATAGAAGATTTTAGGAACTATGTTTGTGTTCTGTGTCTTCTTCATGATGTTAAGAATAGTCATGTATTTAGCAAACTTTGACTTACCTACACCTGAAGCAGCAGTTAAACAAGTAATAGAACCTTTAGTAAATCCTCCATAATGTTCTGATAAACGAGGAAATGGAGGAGGGATAGCTGTTAAGCCACCTGTCTCTTTAATAATCTTGTTACCCTCAATCTGACTTATTAACTTTTCAAAGTTCATAATTAGAGGATTTGGTGACTATTGTAAGCAGGTCCTGTACCATTTTTGAGTTCTTCACACCACTTAGCTAAATCGCTTTGATCTACTCCGTCTACTTTCTTGAAGATAAAGTAACCACACTCTCTGATGAATTTAATACTTCCTTGCTGCTTAAGCGTACTAATATACAGATCGGTGGCTTGTGAGATTTCTTCGAGAGTGTAATCATACTCAGATAAAAACTTAATCAACCTTTTAACTACACTAGACTTATCAGTTGTTTTACCTGATACTCCTAGATTCTTAGCACTGAACTTAGAAATAAAATCAGCTAACCATGTAGGAGGGATACTTAAGTCTCTGTTAGGAGCAGTGTTTATGTGTGTAGTCTTTAATTTCTCAAGAGCAGATAACTCACCAACAGACTCAGTTACATCAAGATCTTGTAGTGCTTTAGGAGTCCAACTGTAAGTTGTTCCATTAAACAGAAGTTTCTCTTCGTAAATCCATCTGTCTATCATCTTCTCCTGTTTGGCTAGTGCCCATAGTACTTCGTAGAATGTCTTTTTCATCTGTTTCTTTTATTAAATTAAAGTTTACACCTGCAAATATTTCCTTCGAATTAATCTTAGGCGGGTCTACAAAGATAAGCGAATCTTCCTCTTTTTCCAAGTCAATTTGGTCTTCCAACCACATTTTTTTCATAAAAAGAAAGCCTGGATGTGACTCCAGGCTATCTCCATAGTGTTCTATTTCTGTCATTTACATGTCTGCTATTTCTTGGAAATCAATTTTTCTTTCCACACACTCTT